AAATTTTAAAAAATAAAAAATATTTATTAGATAATTTAACAGATTGTTTACAAAAGCTTATAGTATTTTCTAGGTGTGTGATTCGTTTTTAGTAATTTACCTTCCTTGAATAATTTTGCACATGTTGCATTACAAGTATTACATGGTGTTTTAGCATCATCAGACCATGGTTTTACATTCATTTTATTTATTTCATCAAATATATCCTTTACAGTCCTTTGTTCACCATCTTTACAAACATGAAGTATGTAATCGCTAAATTTTTGAAATGGTTTTTCACCAGGTGTAATGTTTAAAAGATCCTGTAATTTACTTATTTCTTCATTTTTTGCTTGTATTTCTTCATTTTTTTTCTTTAATTTTGCTTTAAGTTTTTCTATTTCTGTATCCTTTTCAATAAAGATATCTTTTATAGCTGTTATATGATGAGTAAAACTCATTATAATATGTTTTTATATCCGTTTCATTTAATTATTCAAATTTATATATTTAAGAATAATCCTCTTTTATTATTATTATAAGGGAATATGGTAAAATTAACACTAGATAGTCACTTGATGTTTTACAAATATGTATGTTATTACACATATGAAAAATTTAAGGATAAGATTCCAGATTTTCAATATCTTTCACAAAGCACCATTAGACCATATCAGTATGTATCACGTTGTGATCGTGACAATCCCGAATATAATATAAAGATGTGTAGTCCCAATGACACATCATTTGATATAGAATTTGAAGATGAAACATTAAAGTTCACGCACAAAACCATATTTGATAAAGATGGTAATCCACAAAAAATTCTTATTCCGGGTCCTGGTTGTAACTCTGCTCCAGAAGAAACTATCATGAGAACAATATCTCTGGAAGGGAGTAACAATGATTTACTTATTAAATATGTTGATGTAGCAAAGGAATATTGTGAAGATAAAATAAATCTATCACAAAAATCAACCAGCAGTACAATTAAAGTGAATATGTGGAGAAAAGATTATTGGAATCTACTCTTTAAAAGTCCTAAAAGACCACTTGATACACTTTACTTAAAAGAAGGTCAAAAAGAATCTTTAATCAAAAATATTGAAGAATTTTATGACCCAGATACAAGAGCAGATTATCTTTCACATGGTATACCATATAAAAGTGTAATCTTACTTTATGGACCACCTGGAACTGGTAAGACAAGCACTATTAATACAATTGCTTCTCATTTTGATGCGGATGTTTATGTTATTCCTATTTCAAAAGAATTAACTGATTATGGTTTAATAGATGCTATTTCTTATTTAGAAGAAAAAGAAGAAAAAAAGAGAATTATTGTTATTGAAGATATTGATTCTATTTTTACTGATAGAAAGAAAGGAGATGATGATAATGGAATAACGCTTCAAGGATTACTTAATTGTTTCGATGGTTTTGCTTGCGTAGAAGGAACATTACTTTTTATTACAGCGAATAAACCTGAAGTAATTGATGATGCCCTTTTAAGATCTTGTCGCGTTGATCATCGTTATGAATTAGACTATGCGGATGAATATCAAAGTAAATTTATCTTTGAAAAAATGGCTCCAGAAGGTGATAAAGGTTCATTTCAAAAATTTAATAAATTGGTGAAAAACAAAAAGTATACAACGGCTATGTTACAAGAATTTTTATTTCCTAATAGAAAAAAAGAAACTATATTTGATTTTATGGATGATTTTTATAAAATCATTGATGGAAGTAAAAGTGACTTTTTTGAAAAAAAAAATAGTAAAGAAAACCTTTATTTATAAATTTGAATAAAAATATATATAAACATATTATATACATTAATAGTAAAATGAGTATCGTAGAAAAAGTAACAAAGACACGTGTGACACTCAAAGAAGTTCTTTCTTCAGAATGGGAAACAAGTGTAATGCCTGAATTTAGCAACTATGAAGTTGAAAAGATGTATACTCTTCCTTCATCAAAAAACAAACAGATAGCTCAATTTGGTGTAGCATCCGCATGTAACTTTTCCTTAAAACACAAATATATTCCTTCATATAGCATCCATGTTATCTATTACAACTTTCCTGAAATAGGTAAAAGCTCATCAAAAATAACAAAATCTTCGTGTGATAAGATTGATTCACTTTATAGTTCAGAATTAATCCAACCATACGATAGTATTATTATGATTATTAATGATGATATTTCTGAATCACTTCAATCCAGTTTTGATGCTTTGAATATAAAGTTACAAAATGATCTTGAATCAATTGAGATGGACGATAAAATATTAGATGAGATGAAAAAGTCAAAGTATTATCTTGAAAAGAAGCATTTCAGAAATGTAACTGTTTTTAATGTCAATAATCTTACAAATAATATTATGAAACACCGTCTTGTTCCAGAACAAACAGCTATAAGGGATCGTGATAAAATAAAAGAGATTCTTGAAGAAAATAATTGTAATACAAAACAATTACCCATTATTCTAAAAGGAGATATCGTGAGTAAATACTTGCGTTTATCACCCGGAGATATCTGTAAGGTAGAAAGGAAAAGTATTAAGACAGGGGAATATAATTTCTACAGGATCTGTTATTAAAGGACATCAATTTTATCAAAAACGCCATAAGGAACATACTTTATCTTTTCACCATTACATTCATCCCCTTTGCTCTTAGCATATCCCATTGCTATAAATAGTATACTTATTATCATAAGTAGAAAGTCATATCTCATTATATTAATAATATTACATTTTTTATTCTTTTATTTTGTAAATAACTTTACAAGGAGGACCTTCTTTTATTCTTTTGTAATTTCCATATTCATAAATGATATAAACTGTTAAAAATATCAATAATATTGTCAATAATTCTTCCATATACATAAATACTATATTATTGTTTCATCTTATTAGCCATCCATGGATCAACATCATCTAAACTTTTCTTCATGTCTTCATCAACCTTCCCATCATTTAGAATATTATCAATAGTCGTTTTTACTTCTTTAGCGACTTCTTCAACATCTTCAACAGTCTTTTCAACATCTTCAACAGTCTTTTCAACATCTTCAACAGTCTTTTCAACATCTTCAACAACATCTTCAACTTTTTCTAGGATATCTTGAACTTTCGAAGGTGTAGGGTCTTCAGGTGTGGGGTCTTCAGGTGTAGGGTCTTCAGGTGTGGGGTCTTCAGGTGTAGGGTTTTCTAACTCTGCTTGTTTTTTCTTTTCAGCTTCTTCCCGCTTTTTACGTAATACTTCTTCTTTAGCTGCTTTAATCTTTTCACGTTTTTCTTCTTCATAGAAAATATCACGATTGATATTATTTTCTTTATATTTTTCCATCATTTCATTGAGTTGATCATTAATGTAATGTTCTTCTTGAACTTTATCGGCACACGGATCCCATGGTAACCAATATCCTACTTGACCTACAAAAACATGGAAATCAGAATCAATTGTCTGTAATGTTTTAGCACGCTTTTCAGCTTCATCACGAGTACTATATGTTCCACGGACCTTCAATCCACGAATGTTTGTCTGAAATTTATTTCTTTCATCAAAATCTTTCTGGAGTTCATCCTGATATTTGTATGTATAATCACTATATTTCTTCATTACTTCTTCAACATTTAAATCCTGATCCTTACAATATGATTGTAAAAACTTAGATACTTTAAAAGCTTCTTTTGATTCCATTATATTTTCAGGAGATACAAAAGATAAACAAACATAGTTTTGTCCGGGGATAGGATCATCTACTTCTAAATAATCTACTTTTTTATCTTCTTCACTCATTTTTTATATAAACAAATAATATATTTTTAAATATTAAACATATTATAATGACATACCAAATATTTGTAAAGGATGGTCATAATGGTCAAACAATGGCTTTCGATGTTAAAGATGATAACATCCTCCTTGATTTAAAAAAAATGATTAATGGTAAAAATAATTCTCCAGTAAAAAGACAAAGGTTAATACTTGAAGGTAAAGAAATTACTAAATGGGACCATAAGACTATGTTAGAGTTAAATATAAAAAAAGAATCAACATTAATACTTCTTTACACAAAAGGCAAAATACCAACACATCCAAAAAATTTCTTTGGAGAAAGTCTAAATGATTTTATTCTTGGTAGATTGGATTATGATAGTCATAATAGTAAATCTGTAGTTGTAATAGGTGGTTGTGCTTATCCAAATCGTGGTGGTAGAGAAATACTAGTAGATGAAAGATCTATATTCGCAAATCAACATGATCTTTTTAGACAACAATTACCTCTTCAATTAATCTTAGATAATTATAATAACAATAAAGATACACATATCTTTATTATTGATCCTGGTTTTAAAGTAGATCAAAATGCCCCTATATTACCCGAAATAGATGTTGTTTTACATGACATTAGTAGGGTTCTCATTTACCCACATCTTAAAATATATGTTGCCAATGCCCTCAATATTTTCCAAAAAGTTTTATTAAATGAAAATGTTGAAAGAAAAAATGTTTTAGTAAATGTTTATGTTATACCTTATGGTTATCCTGAAAATGATAAAACTCTTTTAGCAGAAAGGTTAGAAAAAACAGATTATGATTATTCAATTTATCTTAAAAATATACCACATCAAGAATTAACACCAGATAGTTTCGTTTCTAATTCTCCTTATACAGATAGGCTTATCCAATGGCACGAACCAACAAGTCGTTTTTCAATGATGCAGGGTGGTAGATCTAAAAAGAAAGAAGGAAAGTTACCCAAACACTATACATCAGGTCTTTCTAGAAAAGATAAAAAAAAGCAGCAAAGATACCTTAAAAGATCAAGTAGAAACTATAAGAAGGGAGAATATACACCGCGTCCAAAACTTAAAAGCTTTAAAAATAAAAAGAGTAACTGGACTAAGAAGTTTGAGAAAAAATACGGCGAAGATGTTAAAACTTACAAACAAATATCAAAAGCAACTGGAATTCCAGTTCCTGCTTTAAAAGCTGTCGTTAAAAAAGGTATGGGTGCATACTATAGTTCTGGTTCTAGACCAAATCAAACAGCCGAATCATGGGGAAAAGCAAGAATGTATTCTTATATTATGGGTGGTCCAACACGAAAAGTAGACCATCATATTACAGAAAAATTTAATGTTAAATTTAAAGTTTAATTACAATATAATATAACATAGATATGTCTTACAAAATAAGTCCAAAAGCAAAAAAATGCACTTTTACAAGAGAAGAATGGTCCATACAATTATTGGATAAAATTGTCCGTTTAGATGTTACTGTTATGTGGAGATGGGGTGATTTCTCAATAAATATTACAGAAAAAGAAAAAAGAGAATTAGAAAGTTCTGACAAAGTTATCGTTTCAGATTATGATTTTGAATTAATAAATATGTATGGTGGTTGTGAAATATTTGTTGAAATAAGGAATGAAAGTGATTATACAAAAGATGAAATCAAAGAAATCTACAAAAAAATATATCTAACAGATGAAAAAATTTATGATGAAGATATATTAGAAGATAATGGGTGGTTTTTAGAAGACACTGTAACATATATTGTAAATGGTGTAACAATCGAATAATTTATGAGCGCCACTCCTCCTGCATTACATTCATCAGTTTTAAGTATGCTCCGTCACCAATGTCATCGCTAACTTCGTCAACAATTGCCTGTATCTTTTTCAGTGCTTCCTTTTTCTTAGTCAACTCCCCATCTTGTTCTCCAAAGTTTTCTTGAATGCCAAAGATATTCTCCGATATTATTGGTCCCCAGTAATCTTCACCCCTCGCAAGCAGTTCAACTATAAACATTTCTCCAGAATGCTGGGGATTTTCTGTAGGGTGATATATCCGTGTCCCAGTTAGATACCTATCCCATATGAGCAAGTATTGTCTCCAGAGCAGGCAGTCCGACAGCTGACTTATGTCATGGAGATTCAGGCCAAAGTATGAGTCCACTTGATCATAGTTCCAATCAAGTGAATTGATGTAATTCCAGTATTCTTCAGCGTCAGAAAGGTAAAACTGTAGGATCCTCTTCATATCATACCAGCTGATCCTTTGTTGTTGCCCTGTTCGGTGAAGGTGTTCGGCTACAGTACACATTTGCTCAGAAAATGTCCCCATTATGGGGATATTCCCACTTGGACTCAGGTATGATGGGGCGCGGGCATCTGGATGCCATGCGGGATGTTCGTGAGGAATCCTTGAGATGATCTCCTGGAGGATGATTATTGGACTGGGGTTTACCGAGATCAAAGTCTCGGTAGGTGAGTTAGTGTATTCTCTGATCCAAGTCCAGATCGCAGTGTGCATCTGTTCATGGTAAGGGACAGCCATGTAGAAGTCGCAATGGTAAGTGAGTTTACATTCATTCCTCTAACCTCTTTCAAATTTAAAAATATTAATTATAATAGAGTATGGTTAGAAGAAAGACTCAACGTAGAAGGACAGAAAGGAGAACTTCACAAAGGATAAAGACTCAAAGAAGACGGACACAAAGAAGAAGAGCACAAATGAGAAGGACAGAAAGAAGAAGGACTCAAAAGAGAATTACGG